CTTCAGCAGCTATATCCTTCGTGTAACCTGTCTTGGCGAGTTCATCAAATTGTTCTTGTGTCAGAGGCTCAAATCCCCAGTCTTCCTTCAGTTCTGCCGCCTTTACCGGGTCTACTGTATATGTTGCAAATCCATTTGATCCTGTTGACTTTGATACTGCGAAATACTGCTCAAGCTTATTGATTGGCTTAGTCCTGGGACTTTCTGCTCTTGCCTTGACTGCCTTAGATGGATCTGCTGAAAGTTGCCACAGCAGCAACTTAGGTCCAGAATCAGCCATCTGAATGACATTAAAGCACTCAGTCTGCTTTGGCCTGTCATCAATATTACACAGCGGGCAATCCTCTATCAGGCAAGTATTCGGCTTCTTGCCAACCCAATGCTGCCACCACGATACGAATGGCTTATCTTCAACAAAGTGGATAAGAACTTCTTCTCCCTCTTCAACACTGAATCTGTTGATCTTATCCTTCGTCCTAATTAGAGGAGTTTTCCTGTCTGATGCCCAGCCTGCACCAATGCTTACAGTTCCGCCTTCTTTGACCACTCGTTCTTTCCCTTCGTAGCTCTTATCTGGATCTGTTCTTCTCCTGCCGATTTCTCTAGGCATTGTTCCCCCAGCTTAGAATATAGCTGTCACTTCCGCCTGGCAGAAGATCTACCGCGTCATTTATATCTTTCTCTAGCGCTTTACTCAACTGAGCTTCCGCAAATTGCGACGCTGCGTGAATAGGTTCTTCTTCAGCACCTCTGGCGATAGTGTCTGTGTCTACCTCTATCGTCGCGCCAATTCTCAGAGACTCATAATTACCCATATTGATAACGTGTTCTCTCGTTCTAGTTAACTTCACTGCTCTCCTTTTTCATTTTTCTAAAAAATCTTCTTATCGGATCATATACACCGAAGCAAATATCTAATATTGCTCCCGCACTTCCTATGATGATGCCAAGTATAAAAAATTTCATCTTGGCCTACGATCTCTAGGATACATTGGATTTTCTCCGGAGGTTCCCGGCTTCGCTCTGTTTTTCCAGCGCCTTATTCCTCCACGCATCAACAAGTAGAAACCCGTAACTATGCCGCCTCCTGTAACCGTCTCAGCACCATCTATGACATCAGATGGAGTTTTTCTGTATAAAGATCGAAATATGTCATACCAATGTTCAGGAGGTACGTGCTTGTGTACCATTTTCTTCCCTAAATAATCTTAATGCTCGTTCTCTGAAATCTGTCTCATATACTGGCTTCCATTTGCCTTTTGCGCTTGGTTCCAGTATCCCTTCCTCTTTTGCTATATCTCTCAGCCCTAAAATTTGTTCTTTCGTGTAAAGTCTGCGTTTTCCTCTTGGATCTGACGAGGGGAACATATAAGCAGGTTTTGGCAGTATTCCCTCATTTTCCCACTTACGCAGAGTAACCGTTTTACGGTTAAGAACTCTGGCCAGTTCACCAAGTGTATAGAATTCTGTCTCCTGGTTATTCAGGAGCATTATTTTAGGCTTTCCCCACAATTCTTCGGCGTTATGCATATCAACGAGAATTTCCCTCGCTCCATATGCTTTTACCGGCATTTTCGATCCTGGATAATATCCTGTCATCTGTGTGGTATTCCTGGTGTTCCTATAATCCAGTAGATGATAATGGCTGCCAGAAACAGCATAATGGCCGCATATATGAGCGTCCTTTTCTTATCAGAATGCTGCTTAGTGACGTTGCCTCCATTAGCAGATGGGGGATGATGTCTTAATCCTCTCCAGCCTAACCGTCTTCTAGATCCTTCATCGTAGTCCTTATGCCCATTTTCCTCGCTCATGACTTAATCTTCACCAGCGCCCACAATTCATCAACCTCCATTAATTCGTCCATTTCCTCATCTGTAATCAGACCTTCCTGATTGCAGACGTAAAGCTCATTTATGTCTAACACTGGCTCCATACGAATACACCGGCTTCCCAGACCCTTACTTCCTATCAGGAAACCGGCTTTATCTTCATTAAGGTACTCAGATACACGCCGCTGTAGTTTCAGCCCTGTGCAGTACCCGTCACCAGATGGTATATGGTCAAATTCCCAGATGAAGTTGCCATTCTCGTCTGGCTCTCCTAATGATCTGAGATTCTCCTTCAGCCAGTCTCTTGCGCGATTTTTGCGGCTCTTGGCCCTATCCTCCTCATCAGCGCAGTGCAGATACTCCATAGCTGCATAGCGCGGATCGGGGTACTCTCTCATGTGTCCATTATAGCACGGTTAGTTACTCTTGTCAAGTCCCAGTTATCTCCCGGCAATGGTCAGTTAGCGTGTCTTTGTCGGTCTCTACGCGTCCAAATTCGTCCTGACCGCTGCCGTCTAAGATAGCCCCTGCGATTCTTCGCTTGCGGTCGAGCATCCTCAGTTTCCTGGCTTCGATGGAATTTTCGTAGACAACATTTCTGACGAAGACCTGCCCGAATTCGCTGCTGACCCTGACATGCCTCCCGTTGATCTGATCAGCTTTTCCGGCACTCCAAGGTAGATCATAGTTAATAAGATAATTGGCCATTGACATATCCATCCCATAGGCTCCGGCATGCGAAGACAGAAATATTCGGCAAGAAGGATCATTAGCAAACCTGGCCACAGATCTCGCCTTATCAGCCGCATTCTTGCCACCATGAAACTGAACACATTCCGCATTTAGCTCATCCTCCAGAATATCCAGCATTCCCCTGTATCTCGTATACACGAGAATCTTGTTTTCGGGAAATTGCAGTATTTCGTCAATTTTCTCTTTCAGCAGATCTAGCTTAGGGGACGTTACTGTGTCGTCTAGCCATCCTTCCTGCCATAGGTCATTTGCGTAAACTGCTCCATTTTGCGCGGACATGATTACAAGGTCGGGATGATCTAGGAACATTTCCATCGCTGTGTGTATAGCCATGACTTTACCGGACGGAGTAGACTCATCAACGCCGGAATAATAGTCATGAAGCTCAAATCCTGAAGATGGGCTGATACTGTCCAATTCAAAAAGAAGGTCCGATGCTATCTTCTTGTATATCTTCTTGATATTAGCTGGCATTTTCGCATACCACTCATCTTCATCGACTGAGGGAAGATATTTCGCCACATCAGGGTCATGACGCGATTTTCTCGATAACGCTGGTCCTAGTCTCTTTTTCAGCACAGGAAGATTCTTGTATCCTACAACCCAGCCGAAATGACTCCTGCTGATATATGTCTTATCAAACAGGTCATACCTGCCTAATACATCCTCGTCAACCCACTGCATGATGGAAAATAGCTCATCTGGCTTATTTTCCACTGGAGTTCCTGTAAGAGCTAGCCTGTAGTTCGGCTTGAGCATCTTTTTTATCTGCTTAGTTCTTTTCGCGCGGAAAGTCTTGATAGCTGTTGCTTCGTCAAGAATCACCATATCAGGCTTGATCTTGCGAACATGCTTAGCATCATTAACCACAGTCTCATAGCTCATGATCGCATACTGTGGATGCCACTCTTTGATGTACTGGTACTCAACTTCACGTCTCGTGGGATTTCCGTCTATCACAGCACACTTAGAGTCAGTGAACTGCTCAATTCTCTCGGCCCACTGAAATTTAATGGAAGCCGGGCAGACAATCAGGCATGACGAAATCTTGCCTTCTGCCATTAACTTCTCCGCAGCGGCAATGCCTATGATTGTCTTACCCAGCCCCATCTCATAAGCTACCAGCAGATTCCCCCGCTCAGCGAAGGTCTCTACTGGCTCAACTTGGTAGGGCTTCAGTGTCCCATTAAAAATGTTAATCCTAAAGTTTATACTTCTCTAAGTCTTCCTTAGAAGCATTCCAGTAACCCTTATCATCACTTCCTGCTAGAGCAGCAGAAAACGGAATCTCATAATTAACGAAATCTTCATCCCATTTGATAGACGCAAAAATAACATCAACGATCCCATTCTTGCTCTCTAAATCTCCTCTACGCCCCCTGCCCGACCCACTTTCCCGGTCGCCGCAGCCGATTCTTCTTTTATCTGTTTTAAATTTTGGATCTGAACAAAATGTTTTCACGCGCAGCCCTTCTTCTGTCATCAAATTAACAGAGCCGGTGCTGTGAAATTTAAATAAATCTTCAGCCGTGGTTACGTATTCTCCCAGAGGATTTCGAATATTTCCTAGTTTCGAGTAATATCTAGCACCTAAAGCTATGCCCAGTCGTTCCTTTTCTGTTTGATCCGTCACAATATTCTCCCTTATCATATATAAAATAGTAATAATTGCAATGAGGGCCAATGCTATCGGTCCTCCCAAGCCATGAGGAAAAATCTGGTGCTCTGTCATCGCCTTCTCAAATTTTTCTTTATTCTTTCTTCCCATCTCCTCGTCGCTTCCGATCTTTCTGCCTCTGGGGGCTCTATTTCATACTCAGAGTCT